TTTCAGAGGGGCGAGCAGAGCGGTCACCATCGAGTTCTCGCCGACACGGCGGGAGAAGTCGCCCACCTGAGCGAACCCGAACCGGGTGTCGCGCGAGGCGAGCAGGTCCTTACCGAGCATCTTGGTGGCGAGCTTCACCTCGTCGGGGATGGCGGGCCAGCCGAACCGGGCGGTGACCGACAGGGCCGCTTCGCCGTCGATGTTCCAACCGCCAGAGATCCGCCGGATGTACGCGTACGGGCGGGTCAGGCCGGCGGAGTCGGGGCGAGCAGCTCGACCCGGTGACGTCTCCAACTGGTAGTCGGTGGCGACCAGCGTCGTGGTGTCGTCGACAATGACAAGGTCGGTGGTGTTGGCGATGTCGTCGACCTTGACGAGGTGCGAGTTACGCACCACAAACAGCCGGGTGGTTGCCGCCTCCGGCACCGTGAACGTGCGGGCGCAATAGCGGTCGATCATCGCCGACGCCGCCATCACCGCCGCCTCGTGTTCAACGATGTCGGCCGTGACGGTCGATCGACAGTAAGCCTCGTGTTCAGCCGGCGTGATGTATGGCATGGGGCCTCCGATCGATCAATGAGCCAGACGGGGACGGGCGAACAGGTCGCGCGACCCGCCCCCGTCCGACAGGGGTTACTTGCGGCTACGGGCGGCCGGCTTGGCCTTTACAGGCTCAACGACCGGCGGCGGCGTTACGTCCTTGAACTGCGGCGACGTCGCTGCCAGCTGCGCGGCGACGTCGGCCGACACGACCAGCTCGTCGCCGGGCTGCACGATGAGCGACACCTTGGCGGGCGACACTGCGTCGTAATGCATGCTGTGGAGTCCTGGGGTCGGGGTCTTGAGGCTCATTGGGGCTCCCATCGTTCGACCCGCGCGTACGGCGAGCCCTCGTCTTGGTGGTAGGGGAAGAACGGGGCAAACCCGTCGAAGGTCAGGAACTCGCCGCACTCATGCCGTTCGATGTCGACGAAGCGATCGAGCACCCACCGACACAACTCCCGATGCTCGGGTAGCGGGTCGGGCAACTCGAACTGGTGCTGAGTCATTCGCGTGGAGTCCTGCGCCTGCGAATTGATCGTGTGTGCGTAGACGCACAACCACCGGCCGCCGGGGCCGGACAGCTTGAAACGCCAGCCGGGTTTGTACGCGATCGACGCGACGAACCCGGCCAGCGATTCAGTCATTACGCGTTGTCAGCGCTGGCGAGGAAGAACAACTCTCCCCAGCTCGTCCCGTCGTGGATCAGCGCCAGATACCCACCGGGGGCGATGGCACGTGTCGCAGCACCAAGGTCAATGTTGGCGTCGTCGACGGTGATCGTGTCGCTGGTGTCGGCGACCAGGAGCACGATGTCACCGGCGGCGGCGCCCGCAAGGGTGAGAGTGTCGAGCGTGTCGGTGGTGCCGGTCTCCGCGGCGAGCGCCACGAACCCGGTGGTGATCGTCGCTACCCCTGTGGCGATAGTGACGACTGTCGGTGTACCGAGACGCAGGAGCGCGCCTTCGGTGTAAAGGTCGTTGGCGTTGAGGTGAACGTCTCCATCGACGTCGGCGAAATGGCCGCCGCCGGTGACATCCATGGTTGTGGTGCGTGCCATTTGTGGCTCCTATCGGGTGGGTGTGCGGGGTGGGTGATTCAACCCCCGGCCGACGCTGAGCATGGGATCATCCATGCCAAGCACCGGCCGGGGGGTCGACTCACGGGGTGATGTTGTATGCGATGGCGACGTCGTCGTTGGTCGCCGCGTTGCCGATGTGCTGGAAGTCCTCGCGCATGAACGCGAAAGCGACCCGCTGGAACGTCTCGGCGTAGAGGACGTCGGACGTCTCGACGTCGAGCGCCATCCTCTGACCGATCGCGAACTGATCGCGATTGACGCACAGGTTGTACGTCTTGGTGGCGGTGATGCCGTCGTCGATGCCGGCCGCGTTCATGTCCTCTCGAACATGCTCGGACACGATCACGGGCACGCCGCCGATCGAGCCGATCTGACCGTTGAGGATGGTCGCGAGCGGGCCGAACTTGTCGACCGTCAGGAGGTTGCTGTCCGACAGCAACGCGTGGAGCGCAGACACGCCCACGATGTAGGCGAGGCTGTTGGGATTCACACCCCACTTGCCCATCGCCTTGCGGAGCAGCAACAGGTTTGCCACAGAGGTGACGGTCTGACCTACTCCGGGGAGGGTCTGAGCGATGGCCTTCTTGCGGAGGCCGTCCCACGCCCAACGGGCATCGGTCGCGCCGAGAGCGTGGACGTCGGTGTCCTGGTGGGTGCCGTCGGCATCACCGTCGAGGATCGCCTTCTCTTCGGCGTCGACGAATGCCTGCACCAGCTTCATTTGCTGATACGGGGCGATGGCAATGGCGGAGTCGACATCGAGCGACCGAGACCATAGCGTACGGGCACCGAAGATTTCGGCGTCGAACGTGGCGGCAACAGTCGTACCCGACGATGCGGTGATCTTGGTAGCGGTGTCGCTGGTCGGCTCGGCCACCCGGTAGGCGGTCAGGTCGGCACCCTCGATCGGCCACTTCCACGGCGAGGTCGGCAGGTTGACTCGGGTGAACAGCGGAGCCACACGGCCCGATGCACGCACAGCTTCGTGCAGGCTCGCACCAATCCCGGTCGGCACCCACTCGATACCCTTCGTCGACGTGTCGACGTCGAGCGCACGGCAGATTCCGCTCCACCGGTCGGCGAACTGCGGCAGGCTGCGAGCAACCTGAAAGCCCTTCGCCGAGGTGTTGGCGTCGCGGTCGACCAGCATGCCGACAATCGCCATGTCGGCAACCGTCTTCTGGAAGCTGCGAACCACGTCGCGATCCTCGGGGCGGAACGCACTGATACGGGGGGCCACCTGGCCAGCGCTGTTGTCATTCTTGGATCGGATGACAACCTGCTCGACGGGGATGTTGGCGGTACCGGCCGAAGCGCGCACCGTCTCGCTCGTCGCCCACAGGAGTTGATTAAGGTCGCGGGTGACATCGGCGCCAGGGCTGCCCGAACCCTTGACGTTGATGTTCGGGACGTCGAAGTGGCTGCGGCGGGCTTCGTGGGCGGTGAACCGCTGGACATCGCCCTCGTCGGCCACGGCGGTGCGGATGGCCTCATCGAGGCCACCTTCGCCCTCGATCGCCTCGACGTGCGCGTCGAGGTCGCTGCGCTCCACATCGGTGAGCGCAACGCCGGCCTCCTTGGCCGTATCGACAATGACGTCGATGGCGTCGAGCGCGTGGGCGCGCTCGTCGCGGAGTTCCTGAATGGTCTTCATGGTGTTTCCTTTCGGGGTCATGTGCGGCGGCGCCGGTTGGCGTTCGCCAGTTCCTCGAGCACGGACAGGTCAGGGTCAGGCGATGAGACAGGCGCATTGACAGGCGGCTCGGAAGCCGGGGTCGATACGGGGTCACCATCGGGGACACCGTGAGGGTCGATGAGTGAGGGGGATTCTGTGAGGAGTTCAGCCAACGCGGCTCGCTCCTCCTCGGTCAACTGGTCGAACTGTTCGAGCAGTTGAGAACGAATGGCAACCAGGCCGGCGTCGGCGTATGCGGGGTTCGGCGTCGGGCCGTACTCGCGTAGTCCGAGTTGTAGGCGCTCGATGACGGGGCGACCGTTCGGCCCGATCCCGGTGACGGTGCGCGACTGCATGGTGGCACCACGGAACGACTGGCCGCGTATGGCGCCCTCGTTCCAGAGTTGCAACACCTCGTCGCCCAACGGCGTCTTGGCATAACGGGTTCGGGTGAGTAGTCCACGACCGTCGGGCTTGATCTCCTCGGCGGTGCCGAGCGGCATCGAGTAGCGCTCCGATGGGGTACCCCACAACGTCAGGCCGTGGTTGTAATGCACCTGCACGTTGCTGATCGAGCCAGACCGGGCGAGCACCTCGTTGAACGCCGCCGGGTTGATCTGCTCGTCGTAGTGCCCGTCATGGTCGCGGATCTCCGCCGTCGAGTTGAACACGGCAGCGTACGCGACAACGGTACGGCCGTCGCCCGACCGGTCGATTTCGTAGTCGAGCAGCGGCACGGTGCGCGTGATCTCGTACTTCGTCATGCGTCTCCTTCGGGTGTGGTTGCGCCCATGTTCAGCGGCTGCAACAGGACGTCGCCACCATCAACCGGTGCGAGCCGTTCGAGCATGCGGCCCTCGTTCGGCTTCATCCACGGGCCACCAATGGCCGACGTGAGTGCCGCGTAACGGGTCTCGGTGTCACCACGCAGACGGCCCTCGAGGTTGAACTCGTGGAACGTCCCGAGCGGGGTTAGGTCTGCGTCGTAGTTGATGAACGCTTCGATCCGTTCAGCCCACAACTGATAGCAGTCGGTAGTGGCTTCGATGCCTTGGTGCTCAATGTTGGTGAACGTGGCGTGCGTCAACTCGTACAACTTGTGCGGCGGCAGGCGCAACAGGCGGGCAACCTCAAGCACGCCGTACCCACGCGACTCGATGAGTTGCGTGTCCTCGGCGTTCAATGTCACCCGGTCATAGCGTGCACCCTTCGACAACACACCCGTACGGTGGGCGTTCAGGATGCCCTGATGGAACGTGTCCCACTCCTGGCGTAGCTCGCGTGCCTGGTCGCCGGTCATGGCCTCCTGGACGGAGATGATGCCGCCGAGGTTGGTGCCATTGCCGAAGAACCGCGCAGCGTAATCGTCGGTTGCCGCAACCGAACCGAGCACGTCGGCGGCGGTGCTGATCGGGTTCATACCGAACCGGCCGTCATACGTCAGGCCAGGAATGTGCAGAATCTCACGGGTCGTATACAGGTGCTCCGACTTATCGATAGCAAAGTACTTCCGACCGTCAGGGCCAACACCCGCCGTCACCCTGTCCGGGTGGATCTCGCGCAACCCCGTCACCTGATCGGACCCGCCGCGGATCTTCGCCGCGTACGCGTTGCCCTTATGTAGGAACGACATCATGAAGAACTCGATCAGCCCATACCACGGCTGCTCGACGTCAGGGCGCGACATCCACACGGGCGTGGCCACCCGCTCGCGTTGCTCGCCGACGGAGCGGTACCGGTGGACCGGCAGACCTGCAAGCACGGTCGAGATGTGCATCACGCCGGAGTACCACGCAGCGATACCGAGCGCACGACGTGGACCCACAAGCGTGCCAGCCTTACTCGTGGTGCCGTTGCCGTTGACGCCGGCGAGGAGTTCGCTGAACTCATCCATCGATACTGGCGACGCCACACGTACGGCGTCGCGACGGGTCGCAACACGATCAGACAGCATCATCATCGATCACCGATCGCTTACCGCACGCGTCTGAGAACCCGACCACGACGGCAGCGAACGTCCAACGGATCGCCAACCACGCAACACCAACAACGATGCCGACCACGTAGAACGGTACGGCGATCAGTGACAGCAATATCCGGGCAACCTTGATGTCAGCGGCCTTGGCTGCGACACGGTCGGGGAAGCTGGGCATGTACTCAACCTCCAAGGACGAGGGACACGAACGTGTCGGCGGGTGGGTCTGCGTCACCGACACGACCCCACGCCATCGTGGTGGTCGTCAGCGGCGTGATGTCCGTGGTCGACGAACGGCGAGACCACACGAGGCCACCATCGCCGCTTGGTTTCGTCTGTGCGGCACTCAGGGCCACACGCAGCAGCGGTTGCCCACGATGGCGGATATCGGGCGTCACGCCCCTTGTGGCGTCGATGAACCGGCCGCACGCCTCGGCGTAATCGTTCGGTGACATCACATCGACCTCGATGCCGGCACGCTCGAACTCGTCGATGAACGACGCACCCGGCGAACCACGCATCACCGTGATCGGGCACCCGTGACCCTCGGCGAGCTCGCCGGCGCGGACGATGACCCAATCGGTACCCGGACGGTTGTCACGAACCTCGACATGGCCGAGGCCATCGGCGCGCCGACCCGCAGCACTGAAGCACGAGAACCGGCGATCGGGGCTCAC